ACCACCGCTCTGACTCAGTGGAGCTGTTGCCGTGACCCCGATGATGTAGTCAGTGCCCGCAACCGCCGGAACGATAGCACCGGCAACCCCCTTCAGCATCCCCGATGCCGTAACGGACAGCGTAACGACCAGCTCCCCCATGTTGTCAATGGCAGTGCTGCCGCTGATGCCGTCCGTGGCGTCAAACGTCACCGCTGAGACATTTGACTTTATTCTGGTCCATACTAGCTGCAACCACCTCGCCCACACGGGATCGGTGAAGCCGTCCTTGGTCAGCGGGGGAACAGGTGGAAGCGGGGGGATCGGAGCAGTTGCCATCGCTGTCGCCCTCCACTAGTCCCACGACCACGCCGTAGCGTAGCCCATTGCCTGGAGTTCCGGCAGCTGCTCTTCCAGCCTGCAGCCAATGTCATTGCGGTAAATGGGGCTGTTTGGAACTTCCAGCTCCTTCAGCGTTTTATAGGCCTTTTCCTTTGCCCCGCACACGCCCTGTGCAGTGCCCGTAACAACCAGCAGATAGTCTCCGGCGCTCACCATCATGGGTTCCAGCCCCTTTTCGCCGTGAGCCTCCCCCAACATCATCTCTGCTGGATGGATGTTGTAGCGGTTTTTGTCAGTAATGCCCCACACTGGGAAGCCACAGCATTCTTTGCGGGTCTTGCGGCTGTAGGGGAAGTCGGGAATTGCGACAACAACCCCCAGAGCAACATCGCTGTAGGGCGCAAAGGTGTCGCGGCCTTCGAGTGCGTCCTTCATCCAGCACGCCGGATCGGGGTGCAGTGCTTGCTGGATTTGGAACAGCGGCCAACCTGGGCGGGAGGTGAACTCCAGAGGCCATGGGTTGCCCTTCTTGTCAATGATGACTGAGACATCAATGTAGCCAGTGTAGCCGTTGCGGATGAGTTCGGACTCCAAGGGCAGCAGGACTTGCTGTGCCAACTTGCTTTCCTCAGCCGTAACGTACCGCATGGCCGTGCCCATTTCACCAGTGTTGACGCCGATTTCCCCCGGCATTAGCTTCTTGAACTCGAAATTCTCCAGAAACTGCGACAGGAAGCCGTCGCGGCCGACCCAGCCCCCAACAGCCATTTCAATTCCCGGCGTGAATTCCTGGAACAAGAACGGAACCTTCTTCTTTTGCGTCCGCTTCCAGTACTCCAGCATGAATAGCATGTCCTTAAAGCTTTTGCTGACGTAGCTGAGGGCCTTGTCCGCGTCGCCAGTGGGCTTGCTGACGTAGCGTGTGCCTTTGTTTTTCAGCTGGAATGCGATGGCTTCGTCGTAAGTGCTGAAAACGGTGGAAGGGAGGCAAGGGATGCCGTGAGCTTCAAGTACCCGCTGACCGGTCCCGCGTTCAAGTTCCCATTCGGTGCACTCGCAGTTCGGTCCCCATAGGGGTGCCCCCCGTTGACGGTAGCCGTCCAGCTCCCGTGTGTACTTGATGTTGTCGCTGGTGAGGATGAGGTCCGCCCACTTCATGCTGGGGCGCCAGTCCGCGACCTTCGTCACCAAGCCGTTGCCTACGGGATAGGCACTGCCGTCTTTGTCTGGCCCCATGAACACTCGGACTTCGTGACCGGCAGCTTCGCAGCGCATTGCGAAGTCCAAAAAGCAGGCTTGGGCGTCGATCAGAAGGATTTTCATGTGCAGGGCAGCGCGGCAGCGGGGAGTTGGGGGTGCTCGTAGCATAGCACACCGCGCGCAGAAGGAGAAGCAGCGGCGCAAGGGCCGCTGTGGAAGGGGCAGGAAAGGGTTACTTCAGAGCTTTTCGGGGAATGGTGCTGGACGTGTGCGAGAGCTGCTTCACAAAAGCCTCCGCCAGATACGCTTTGTACGGGAACCAGTCCATGAGCTTGTCCTTGAGAGCTTCTTTCGACACCAAAAGGTAGCCGTCAGGGACTTCCAGCAGCGCCGCGGGGGCAGCCGCACCTTCCAGCAGTGAGTTGCGGGACGCGCACCAGCACTCCCACAGCCCTGGCACACTGTCTGTTGCCGCTAGCTGGTGCAGCCATTCCCGGAACTGTGCCGCGCGGACCTTTGGGTCGTCAATAAACTTCGACATCGGGGGCTCCTTCGAGGACTGCGGTGAGGGCGTCAAGCACAATTTCACGCTGCTCCTGGAGCTTTGCGACGCGCCGCTCCAGACCCTGCCACTCCTGGGCCAGTGGGTCCAGCGAAACGCGGATGCCGAAAGCCCCTGCGGGGCGGCGATGCTCCAGGCGCTTCATTGACTGCTGCAAGCGCAGGGATTCGTCGGCTTCCAGAAGAGCGCTGCGGGCAGCAGCAAGAAGCGCGAGGACGGCGGGTGTTGGGGCGGGCGTTGGCGTTGACATTGCTATAGCTCCTTCAAGTGCCCCGCAGGGCTTTCGGGCGGGACCGCTCCCGCAACCGTACCTCCACTATAGCGCGCCGTGCGCAAGCGTGGAACACAGCACGCTGCAGTTTTGCGGCTCCGGCTCCGGCTCCGCTAGTGCTCGCGTGACGCGGCTCCGGCAAATTCGCGCGAAGTACGGCGTTGTAATTCGCGCGAACTCGGCCCATTCCTAGCTCACCGCGGCCCTCTTCAGCTTCCAACCCCCTCCGCCGAGCTAGCCCACACCCCCACATTGCGCCGCCCCGCCGTTGCTATTAATACTGCTGCAGCGGCTCCGTGCCAACCCCTCCGCGCCCCCACCGCCCGTCGCACCAGCACGAAAAGCCAACCTCGGGTTCCCCCTTGTTGGTTTTTCCTTTTCCTACTCCCCCGAAGGGTTTTCTCTTTTAAGTCCCTTGGATTCGTGCTTCTGGCTCCGAATCCAAGCATCGCAGTCGGTGAAACTTGATGGACTTCACTCTACACCCTGGGGGAGAGGCCGCCGGGGAGCTACCCCCGAGCGTGGGAGGGGGTAGCAACTCCCCCACCGTTGAACGAATCATAGCACGGTGGGCGGGGACTGCAAGCACATTTCGGAACAACTTGTGTTCGTGAGGGGTAGTTCTTACTAGAGGGCGCGGAGCGGCCAAACTCGTGCGAAGTACAACCGTGTAATCCGCGCGAGTTTGGCCAATTCCTAGCTCCCAGCACCCCCTGCCTACCTGCCCCGCGCCCCGCCCTTCTTCCTTTCCGGCAGCCGCTTCTCGCTCACTCCCTTCGCTTTCGTCTCCTTCAGGAACTTCCGCCCCACCGCAGCCGGCACTTCCTTGCTCCGCCCCTCCGCGGCAGCGTGCATCAACCGCGCCTGCGCCTTGCTTTTGACTGGCATACCCCCTCCCTTCGCTGTTACTGTTAATAATTAACTGCTCCCAGTCTGCGCCGCCAGCGCCCCCGCCTGCCCTTGCATCGCCCGCGCCACCAGCCGCTGCACCGCGCCCACCGCATCCCGGCCCTTGTACGCCAGCAGCACCCCCTCCACATCCGCCTGCAGCTTCTTCAACTGTGCAGGCGGCAGCATCCTCCCTTCCCGCAGCATCGGCTCCACCTGTAACTCCCACTTCTGCCGCAGCCCTTTCTCCCCCATCCCCACAAGCGCCTGGCGTACGCTCCCCTCCAGCGCCTCCCGCCCCCCTTGCACCCCCGTCAGGTACCGCGCCGCCAGGCGTGTCTGCTCTGGACTCCCGCTGAGCAGCAACTTCTGCACTGCAGCCGGCCCTTCCGCACTCGTGATTGCCGCGTGCAGCCGCTCCACCGGCGCCAAGGCCTCTGCTTTTTGCTTCTCCGCTGCCGCCATCGCGTCCTTCACCCGCTGCTGCCGCTCTTCCACCCGTGAAGCCACCCGCGCGCTCGCTTCCTTCCGTGCCGCTTCCAGTTCCTTCTCCGCCAGCGCGCTCGCGTCAGGCCTCGCCTCAGCGGCTTTCTTCGCCGTCGCTGCTGCCCTTCCCTCAACCTTCCCCGCAACCCGCTCCACCTTCCCCAGCCGCTGGGCATACGCCGCAACCTTCCCTTCCAGCCCCGGCACTTCCCGCAACCAGTCCCGGTTCTCCCGCGCCCACTCCTGCACCTGCTCCGCGCTTTTTCCTTCTAGCTTCCGCGCCGCGTAATCCCCCGCGCTCCGTGCTACCAGCTCCGGGTCCCCCGTCAGCTCCCGCAAGTCCCGCACCCCTTGCTGCGACCGGAAGAACTGCCCTGCGAGCTCCTTCGGGTCTTTCGCAAAAGCCTCCGGATTCACCCGGTCAACCGCGGTGAGCTTCCGGCCCACCGCCGACCCGAACTTCCCCAGCCCCTGCGACGCTTCGTGATACCCTTCTTGCAGTTCCCGTTGCACTGGCCCTGCGTATTGCTCCTGGATTCGACTAATCTTGCCATACAGATCCTTCGCAATGCTCTGCCCCAGCGCCCCATAGCCTTCCGCTTCCTTCCCAAAAGCCGCGTCCCCCAACTTCCTCCGCACATGGTCCAGCGCCTCGAAGGTCGTCTTGAAGGTCTGGTACTGCGGTGCGCCATCTTCGGACACCCCGACTTGCACGCGCTTGTTCCCCACCGCGTCGTACACCCTCTGGTACGCCGAAGCCACGCCCTGCTCAGTGACAGCAGCCTTGCCCCCCGCAGCCTCACGCCCTCGCTTCGTCAGCAACAGCTTTTGCGCAATCTCATCCCGCAGCGCCTTCGTCTCGGGCAGTGCATCCACGAACTGCCCTGCGGCTTCCTTCTGCTGCACCACAGCATCCCGCTGTCGCACCTTCGCCGCGTACTCCGCGCTGCGCGCGGCAAGCGCCTCCGAGTGTGCCGCCGTGACCTTCCCTCGCAGCTCATTCCCCACATCGCTTTCGGGCCGGGGCGTGCCCACCGTGCTTTGCAGTTCCCGGTCGGCAGAAGCCTTCACCCTCGCGGCCGTTGCGAGCTTGCCCTTGGTGGCCGCGTTAAGTACCTCGGCCCGTTTGAGCGCGTCGGCGCGGAGGCGGGCACCATGTGCCACCGCATCGGCAACAACGCGTTGTGCGGCCACCTCGTCGGTTTTGGCGATAGCGGCGGCCCTCTCGTGAGCCTCCGCAACATGCGCCCGCGCCGCCGCATCCGCCGCCG